ATAATATTGACTTGGTGTTCCTGTTGAAAATTTGTTCGGTATATTTTCATATTCTGATCTTGATATTTTAGTCATACTTGTGTCAGTGGTTGTGCTACCATCTACTTTTCTAAACACTAATTCTAAAACATCAGATGCATCACTAGGTGCGGTATATGTTGTTGTGCTTGCAGTTAAATTTTGTGTGTGATTTTTTACTTTCCATAGATGAATACCTCGGTTCCCCCACTCTGAAAAAAGCAAATTCAGATTATCTCTTGCTGCTTGTAATTCATATCCAGTTCTTAAAGACTTACCACAACGTGCATATGCTCGTTCAATAATTCTATCAAAACTAAGATTAAAAGTAGTAGTACCCGAGGTAGCCATTACATACCTCTTCTTGCTTTATGAGGGTTTGCAGCTCCGCCGCCACGCATTTTTTGCATCATACCGCCGCCACGTTTCTTAACTACATTTTTCTTTTTCATAACGCCGCCGCCACGTTTCTTAACTACATTTTTCTTTTTCATAGCACCTCCGCCACGTTTCTTGACCACGCTCTTTTTTTTAGCTTTGCCGCCTTTTTTCATTCCAACGACATTTTTCTTTTTCATCATGATGTACGCTCCTTTTTAAATATACGTTCGTATTCGTCTTGCCTTGTTTTTACGACTTCCTCGTAATACTCGGCTGGCCATTTTTCATAATAACCTATCTTATGTAGTTTGCAA